TTAAAAATATAATACAGTCACTGGCTAATGAAAGTTTATTAGATAGAAGATTTACTCCTCCTTTAAGAGATGTATTCAGAGCATTCAAAGAATGTCCTTATGATGATCTTAAAGTTGTTATTGTAGGTCAGGATTAGAGATAAAACTTGTATTTATAAATAGTATTTAGTACATTTGTAAAAAATACTAAATAACATGAAAAATATATTACAACAAAAAGAGGAAGCTTTTAAAAATACTAAAGAGTATAAAATAATAGAGCTTTATTATAAAGAATTAACAAATAATCAAATTGCAAAGAAACTCACTTGTAGTGAGAAAGCTGTACTTGCTGTTTTAACAAAGTATAAATTACCATCTCACAGATGTGAAAAAATAGAAGAAACAAATGAGTTGAGACAACTTATCATTGGTTCTATTCTAGGTGATGGTAGTTTGTCAAAAGTGGCTTATGGTAAACATAATTCAAGATTAAGAGTTGCTCATTGTTTAGAACAAGATGAGTACTGTATATGGAAATCTGAAATATTAAAGAAGTATAATTTATTATCTCAATTAAGATATGATCATACTTTTGATAGTAGATTCAAAGACCCTGATTACACAATTATTAAAATGAGTTCTGTTGCTCATCCTATATTTACAAAATATAGACAATCCTGTTATAATAATGATAAAACTAAATCTGTGAATTTTTCAATAATGAAAAATATAGACGCATTTGGATTAGCAATATGGTATATGGATGATGGTAGTAGAACAGCTAGTTCTATGACATTAGCAACTAATTCATTTACTCTTATAGAATTACAGTTACTTGTACAGGTGTTAAAAGAAAATTTTGATCTTGATTTTACTATTCATAAAGCAGGATGTTTATATCTTAAGGCTGAAGGATGGAAAAGATTTGTTGATTTAGTTGATAAATATATTGTACCATGTATGAGATATAAAATACGAGAAAGGGTCCTGAATAAAGAGGAAGAATTGCTGGAAAGCTAAGTCAGAAATGATATGCCAATCAGCAGCCGAGCCCTGGGGAAGATCAGGGAAGGTTCAGAGACTAGGGACACTACGGTGAGCCCAAAGCATCCTCCACTTATAATAAAAATAAGTGATGATATAGTCCGATCCTTATGGAAACATAAGAAAATGAGGGTAGCCTTATCCTCAAATAAATGTAGCAGACGGTATTGCTTTCAGTTGTAGTAAAACAATGAAGTTACAACCAAGTTTAAAATTTATGTTAGATGAGGTAAACAGAAGTGTTTATAAAGGAGATTGTGTCAGTAATAATCCTGATTTAACCAGATGGTCTAGACAAGGTGTACTTATGCTTAATACAGCTCTTACAACTGAAATAGGTAAAATTGGTAAACACTACGACATATGGAAACCAATGTTAAATTATCTTTTTGATTATCTATCAAATTATAATAATGGATTGGTGTATATTTACATGGGAAAACAAGCAAGTACTTGGGCAGATAGTGTTAATGACAATTGTTATAAATTATTTTGTCCTCATCCTGCATCTGCTGTTTATAATAAATCTAATAAATGGGATTCAAAAGATGTATTTGTTACAACACAAAAAGTAGTGCTTGAAAATTATAAATACTTAATTCTTTGGTGATGGTGGAGATATTTAATAGACTGATTAAAGAAGACTTAATGCCTAATACATATTACATGTTGCATTGTCTAAAAGAAAAAGTTATACCAAACAAATTTGTCAATAAAGAGTTGGAAATCAGCAGACTAAAAGCTGGTGATTGGCTTACAGATGATTTGGTATTAACTGCAAAAAGTCTTATATTTACAGAAGAAATCAACAGTTTCTTTAAAAAAACTAAGAAAAAAACCGTTAGTGCACTTATGGGAGAAGATTACATAACAATGATGTTAAACTACTTAGAAATATTTCCTAATAGAAAACTTAACTCTGGCAAACCTGCTAGAGTAAATGTTAAAAATCTAGAAGGAGCTTTTAAATGGTTTTTTGAAACTTATGATTATAGCTGGGAAACAATTTTAAATGCAACTGAAAAATACGTGTCTGAATATGAATTAAAAAGGTATGAATACATGAGAAATTCACAATATTTTATCCGCAAACAAAACTTGGATAAATCCTTTGAGTCAGATCTGGCTACATATTGTGAACTAGTAGTATCTGGTGCAGATGAAGTTCCTACTTATTTTAGGGACAACATAGTGTGATCAATTTTTAAAATCCACATATGTCAAATTTATTTAATGGTGCAAGACCTTTGCTACCTGTTAGTGAAAGGCAGTCCGTAGAAAAAGCTATCCATAAAATTAGAGCTAGGCGACAGGGTACATTAAAATCCCTAAAGAGTGCTTGGCCTAAATTTAATGATGCTTTCTGTGATGGTCTTGAATGGAGAACAATAACCGTAGTTGGTGCCAGACCTGGAACTGGTAAAACTTTATTTATGGAGCAGTTGATTAGTGATATTATTGCTAATAACAGTGACCAATATTTTAGAGTTTTAAAGTTTCAGATGGAGATGGTAGATGAAACTAGCGGTGTAAGAAAACTAAGTCTGATTACAAGTGCTGATTACAACACATTAATGAGTAAAGATGGAAAACTTGTAGATAAGAGAATCTATGATGAATGTGTTAGGTATTACCAAGGAATGCAAGCAATGGACAGGATTAATGTTGTCTATGATGCTTGTACAGTAGATGAGATGTGTGCTACTATACACTATGAAATGGATAAGTACAAAAATGATGATGGTACTTTTAATAACATGCTAGTTGCTATAGATCACTCAGCTTTATTTAAAGTTGGTAAAGGACAGAAAGACAAATTTGATATGCTAGGAAGCTTAGGTGAGGCTCTCACAATGATGAAAAAGAAATATCCTATAGCATTTATTGTACTAAGTCAGCTTAATAGAAACATAGATGATCCTAAAAGACAGGAAGAAGGTGTTTATGGAAATTATGTGTTAGATTCTGATATTTACGGGTCTGATGCTTTGCTACAACATGCTGATGTGGTTATGGGTATTAATAAGCCTTCTGTAAGAAAAATTAGGTTGTACGGTCCTGAGAAATTTATTATTCAGGATGAAGATATCTTAGTGTTTCATTTCCTTAAATCAAGGAATGGTACTACTAGAATAAGCTTCTTTAAACTTGATCGGACTACAATGAGGATTGTAGAAGTACCAACACCACCAACAGCAATTAAACCAAAAATTACAACAATATGAGCGTAACAACAGTAAGAAAAACAAGAGAGAAAGAATTCTATGTGAATCACATAGAAACTTTTAAGAAGATAGGTGAGTCTGATCCTGCATTCTTGATTAAAACAGCCTTTTTTCAAAAAGGTAAATATGGCAGACAAGTTCAATTTTTTGAGTCTGAATTAAATAAAGGTGAAGATTTGTACATTGAGTTTTATGACAATGTAACTGATCCATCCGGAGCAATTTTAGATGTCAAACCATTCTATGAAAATAGACAATTGTTTAGATATAGGTATAATCCTTTCTACTCAGAAGAGTATGATAAGAAAAGTGGTACATCTTCTACAGGTGCTGACTATTCTTTATTTACAGTTCCTTTACAAGAATTAGTAGCTGTTAATCCTGATGGATCCACATTAAGTTTTGGTTTATTTGAGAAAAGACTTACTGAACTTGAAGAAAAGAAAAAAGCTGGTGATTTTGATATAGACCTACCAAGACTTCAAAAGTCTTTAGTTGATAACAATGATTTTCCAGATTTTACACAAGGTTTAACAACAAGACCTGCTACACCAGAAGAAAGTTTCGCTATAACACACAAAGATCCTTTGATGAGTGAAATGACAATTCAAGATTTTGCTGCAATTATGTGGAAAAAACCTGTAAGTAACAAACAATGGTTAAATGATTTAATTAGTAAGTAATGAGTATAGTACTTCCAACTACAAAGGTAAAGGCTCAGAGAGCTAATCCTAAAAGATTGGTTATTTATTCAAAACCAAAAACAGGTAAAACTACTTGTTATGCTGGTCTTGAGAATAATTTAATCTTAGATTTAGAACATGGTGCAGATTTTATTGAAGCATTGAAAGTTCCTATTACTAGTTTACAGGAGTTATTGGATACAGGTAAAGCTATTAGAGAAGCTAATAAGCCTTATACCTATATCACTATAGATACTGTAACTGCATTGGAAGAAATGATTCATCCACTTGCAATAAAACTTTACCGTCAAACACCAATGGGTAAAAATTATGATGGAGATAATATAACAACTTTACCAAATGGTGCAGGTTATTTGTATATTCGCCAAGCTTTTTTCCAAGTATTGGATTTTGTGGATACATTGGCTGAGTATATAATCTTATCTGGTCACATCAAAGACAAACAAGTTGATGATAAAGGTGAGATGGTTATGTCTGCTAATATAGATTTGACAGGTAAAATAAAGTCTTTAGTTTGTGCTAACGCAGATGCTATTGGTTAACTTAGTAGCCACTTTCTATAGTAATATAGATTGAAAAAGCTTTTTAATTGTCTGGGAACTCTGACCACTTAAAGGTGAAGACAATCAGCAGCCAAGTTATAAATAAATTATTATGAGTAAATTAAGTTTAGAACCAGGAACAAAAGTTAATAGATGGACAATTTTACATTGGGAAAAATCTTCTAAAAGATATGTGTGCCAATGTGATTGTGGAATTATTAAAAAAGTTACGGGTTATTCAGTTAAGTCTGGAGCAAGTAAATCTTGTGGTTGTTATAATATTGAACAAATAGTTGAAAGAAGTTCTAAACCTCTTTTTACAGCAATGTTTTATCAAGTTTACATGAATTACCAAAAACAAGCTTTACTTAGAAACTATGCTTTTGATATTAATTTAGATGAATTCAAAGAACTAGTAATTCAAAATTGTCATTACTGTAACGCTGTTCCAGCAAATACTTTTAAAGGACATAAAAGAAAGTTTAAAGATACATCTGAGTTTGTATATAATGGTATAGATAGAAAAGATAATAATATAGGTTACACAATAAAAAATTGTGTACCGTGTTGTCAAAAATGTAATTTTGCTAAAAAGAATTATTCATATGATGAATGGATACTTTGGATTAAGCAAGTGTATGACAACTTATTTATAAAAGGTTCAACGACTATCCCAAAGGGGAGTACACTGCAAGCTAATGGTAGTGGAAAAGGAAGCCTTCCTAACAAGGAAGAAGATATAGTCTCATCTTAATAGAAATATTAAGCAGTTTAATAAACGGAATTAATGTTGCGTATTAATTTGAAGATAATGTATATGTACCGTAAGGGTCCTAAAACTATGTTAAGTTTTAAGACAAATGATGAAGTAACATGTGGTGCTAGACCAGACCACTTGAGAAACAAAGAAATAGTAATTGCTGATTCTACTGATGGAACATTAAAAGTTTCTTGGGATGAAGTATATGTAAAATAAAAAAGTAAGTTTAACAATTAAAAAAGAAA